TGGACAGTGGCACGCTATGTTCGCTACCAGCATCATCGACATAGCACGCAGTCAGTCACAGCTAGGACAGCTAATTAGCTTGGAAGGATCAGGGGTAATCAGTCGACTTCGTAACCAAGTAGTAGCTACATTTTTAGAAAAGACTACGGATGACTGGCTGCTACAAATAGACACAGATCAAATCTTTTCTATAGATAATTTTAAGAAGCTAATAGCCGCAGCTGATAAGGATGAGCGACCAATAGTCAGCGGCATCGTTCACGCTGCCTGGGATACGGATAACGTTTATCCTGAGCCTGTCCCTTGCGTGTTTAAGATAGGTGAGGACACTGGGCTATATGCGATGCACGAATATCCAGAGGACAGCATCGTAGAGATAGACGCCGCTGGTACTGGCTGCATATTGATACATCGCCGCGTCTTTGAGAAAATGCGAGAGCATCAAGATAAAACTAATGAAGGCGATCTCTGGTGTTTTTATAGAGATATGCCGATTAACCAGGCCTGGGTAGGTGAGGACATATTCTTTAGCATACGTGTTAAAGCGATGGGCTTTAAGATGCACGCTCATACTGGGGTACAGCTGCCTCATAAGAGAAGCTATTGGCTTACTCAAAAGCATCATAAAGATTACGAGCGATATGGTAAGGCTAGACATCAAAGCGCTCAACAGGATCTGGAGATAGCTAAGGAAGTATCATTAGGAATAAAAGAGGATGATAAATAATGGCAACTACGAGCAGTAAGGTATTGGTAACGACGACAGCTCAGACGATCGTTAGCCTAGATAATGTAACGCAGTATGTGCATCTACACAGTAAAGGCGCTAGCTACATAGGTAATACAGGCGTGACAAGCTCAACAGGCTTTTTACTGGATAACGACGACAAGCTAGTAATTACAGTACCGCAGGGCTGCGAGCTAAACGTAGTTGCATCTACAGGATCTCACGATCTCTACGTACTTACTACGCGAGTAGATTAAATAAATATGTGCGTTTTTTCCCAGCGCAAGGGGGTGCGATACGCCGCGGTGTTCGTTTCTCTCTCCCCCCTGTGGATAACGCGAGCTGTGGAAAACTTAAAAATAAATAAAGAAAAGTTATGAAGCATCCGCATCATCTTAAATATGGACGAGAATATAAAAAACTTAGGGAGGTTATACTCGCTAGTAATCCGAGCTGCTATTGGTGTCATCTGCGACCTGCGACGACCATCGACCACGATCCTCCTGTAGCTAGCGTCCCAGATATGCGGCTCTGGCGTGGACAACTGCGACCAGCCTGCTCTAAATGCAATTACTCGAAGGGAGCCGCTTTTGGAAATAAAATTAGAAAAGCCGTTAGACGTAGCCGTAACTGGTAGGCGACGTAGATCAGGTAGACACGTGAGAGCTATGAAGCGGATGCTAAAGGGTCGCACTGACATAGATGCAGTCACGCGCACAATGCTACTAGGTCTTACTAGCGCCTGGGACAAAATCGAGGAGACTAACCAAGCTATAAACACAATACCAGCGATCTCTAAAGAGCTTAGAGAGATCTGGTTTAAGATAGCGCCAGCTGACTCGATAGACGAGCTATGGATTTAGCTACTGTATGTCCTCCTAGATGGGCAACTGCTAGAGATCTAGCTCTACCTAGTGATGGTGAAAGATTAGAGAAGGTCGCTAACCTAATGGGCTTTAGCCTGTATGAGTGGCAGCGCCAGGTATCGGATACAGCGTTAGAGAAGGTAGACGGACATTACTGGTATAGGACTGTGGGCGTAGCCGTAGGTCGACAGTCTGGAAAGTCTAAGCTAGTAGAGACGCGTATTGCCTACGAGCTATTGAAGCCTCGTCATCACGTAGCTTATACAGCTCAGGATCGTAATATGGCTAAACTCAAGTGGCAGGAGCATATAAACAGCTTTGAGCGCTGCCCTGCCATCTCTAAACATATACACAGAATCAGTTATATAAACGGCAGCGAGCGACTGTATATGAAAAGCGGATCAACTTATGGCATCGTCACGCCTAACGATAAAGGTGCGCGAGGTATGAGCCTTAACCTTATGGTTATAGATGAAGCTCTTATGCATCCTCTAAGTCTTATCGCGTCACTGCAACCGACCTTAGCTACTCGTAAAGATGGACAGCTATGGATTCTGTCTAACGCAGGTATCCCAGGTAAGAGCGAATTACTACAACATTACAGGGAAGTAGCTCACGCGAACATAAACGATAAAGAGACGCGTCTAGCTTGGTTTGAGTGGTGTCCACGCGATGACAAGTTTGATTACCTAGACGAGTCAGTATGGGCGCAGTCGATACCCTCCTTAGGTGAATCTAATGGCGTACTAATTGAAGCTGTTAGAGAAGCTGCTACGACTAACAGTCCAGAGATATTTACTAAGGAGTGGCTAAACGTCTGGCCTGCCTTAGATGCGGTGGCTGTAATAGACGTAGGTATCTGGGATAGCCTAGCTCGTACCGATATAACAATAGGTAATAAAATCGTCTTAGGTGTAGACATATCTCGCGAGCGTGATAAATCCTCTATAGCTGCATCTGGTTTAGTCAAAGAGAAAACGCCAGTCGAGGTTATAGAGGCCAGAGACGGCGCGAACTGGGTACTACCTCGTCTAATAGAAATTGCTAAGAAGTGGGACGCGCCAGTAGTTATAGATAGCGGCTCTCCAGCCTCGTCAATGATAGGAGAGCTAGAAAATGCAGGCGTAGCCGTAATCAGCGTAGGTCTGAGAGATTACGCTAGAGCCTGCGGATCGTTTTATGATGCTGTCCAGGCTAAAAGTATCTGTCACCTTGACGACCCTAATCTCAGACAGGCCATCGTAGGATCTACTAAGAGAGCGCTAGGCGACTCCTGGGCTTGGTCGCGAAACAGTACTAATAACATTACGCCGCTAGTGGCTGCAACACTGGCACGATACGGCGTGGTAAATGAACCGATAGAGATGCCAGTACAAAGGAGCAAAATCTACTAATGAAATATATACCGATCGCGATGCAGCTTATAGGATCTATAACAATTACGGCAGGTGCGTACCTAGTTTATGCGCCATCTGCGATAGTATTAGGAGGGTCTTTTTTAATACTCTTTGGTATTGCTATGGAGAGAAGGATTAAATAATGCTAGGACGACTACTAAAGCGGCAGATACAGCCGTCTGTAGTATATACGTCATCTGGCTACGTAGACTCACTAGGTAGAGTCGGTAGAGCTTTTCAAGCTAATTGGTCTGGCTCTTATGTAGACACTGATACAGCGCTAGGCGTACCAGCTATTTATCGTGGCGTAACATTAATAGCAGATGCGATAGGCGCACTAGGTCTACACAGTTATCGTAACGGTAGAGTAATTAAACCTACGCCGTCTATTTTAATGCGTCCTAATCCGCAAGAGACGCGGATGGAAACTATAAGCGCTATGGCTGCGTCTTTAATCTTAGACGGTAACTATATAGCGGTACTCGGTGATCGTGGTAATAACGGATTACCTGAGATGCTTTATCCTGTCGCTATCGATAGAGTAAATCTAACGCGTGTCGATGGACGTATGGTTTATAGAATAGATAACAAGATTTACGATGCTGACGATATATTACATATAAAGAATTTTGCATTACCTGGAGAATTTTTTGGACGCGGTATTGTAGAGACACAAAAACAGGCAATAGGTAAAGAGATAGCGATTAATGAGTACGCATCTCGCTACTTTGATGGCGGTGTAAATCCGACAGCTGTTATTAAATCTGGGAATCCTGATTTAACGCAGGAGGAGGCTGACGCTCTTAAAACAGCTTGGCTATCTATGTACAGCGGTCGTAATCGCCAGCCTGCGGTATTAAACTCGACTACAGATTTTGAGATACTTTCATCTAATGCGCAAGAGTCACAGCTAATAGAGGCGCAGATACAGGGGCTTACAGAGGCCGCTAATATCTTAGGACTACCTGCATATTATTTAGGTGCGCCTAATAGCTCTCGTACTTACGCTAACGTAGAGCAAGAAAATCTACAGCTAGTGCGATGGTCGATACAGCCAATAGCTGAAAGAATAGAGCAGGCGCTATCAGATTTATTAGTACGAGGTCAGACAGCAAAATTTAACTATGACACGCTATTACGTACAGATACGCTCTCGCGTTATCAAGCTCACGCAGTAGGTCTTACTAATGGCTTTTTAACTGTAGACGAGGTGAGAGATATGGAGAATAGAGATCCTATTAATCCTATAGACGATGAGCCTATCGATATAATCGAAGCTCCTGAATATGATGAGGAGGATGAATTAGACGTATGAGTACTAATGAAATCCGCAGCTATGCATTGGATTTAGAAATCCGCGAGGACGAAAACGGCGGTCGCACGATTTACGGTATAGCCGTTCCATACGACAAGGAACAACGTATAGGCGATACGACTGAGGTCTTTAGACGCGGCGCTTTCGCTGAGGTTATTAAGGCAGCTCATCGCGTTAAATTGTTACGTAATCACGATACTAAAAATCCTATCGGTAGAGCCACGCTATTACGTGAGACAGACCAGGGGCTTTACGCTGAGTTTAAGGTAAGTCGTACACGCGAGGGAGATGATGCGTTAGAGCTAGTTAAGGATGGCGCACTAGACCAGCTCTCTATTGGCTTTATGCCAATTAAAAATCGTAAGCGTACAGATGGCGTTATAGAGAGACTTAAAGCGCATCTAGCCGAGGTATCTCTAGTTACTTTTGGAGCCTATGGAGATCTAGCTACTGTTAACGGTGTTCGCTCTCAAGAGCCACTAGGTACGCCTAGACTCGATACAGCTAAAGCGATTTTAGATGCCATACAGCATCGTAAATAGTCATCCTGAGTGTAATGGCTATGCAGTCGTAAAAGACTCTAATAATGAGGTTATAGGCTGTCATAGGACAGAGGCTCAGGCGCAGGATCAATTAGCAGCGGTAAATATAGCTGAATACGGCGAAAGAGCTTTACCTGATAATTACAGACCTGCCGACAGTCCAGACGTCCCAGAGGGTCGTAACTGCGGTAACTGCGGTTTTAACGTTGAGGGATACTGTATTAAATGGGATGACCAGATAGCGGCTAATTTTTACTGTAATGCCTGGGAGCCAACGGCGCAAAATAGTAAAACGCGAACGGTACAGGCTTTAGCTATATTAAAACTTTTACGCAAAATATAGTAAGATATTAGGAGAGTAAGACACCTCGATTTAACAGGTGCGACACCTCGCGTTATGCGACACCTCGCCACGTTACAGATCGACACCTCTACGACAAATAATTAACCTTTATTCTAGGAGAGTAACGTGGGAAATAACTTTTTAGATGGTCTACGCGAAAAGCGCGAGACTAAGACCTCTATGATCCAGACGATCGTAGACCGCGCCGCTGAGGAGACTCGCGACGTAACAGAGGTAGAGCTAGCTAATATCGAAGCTCTCAATGTTGAAGTAAAGAAGCTCGACGAAAGAATTGAGCAGATCTCAGATATGGAACTACGCAACGCTAAGGCCGCAGATCTAGCCGCTAAGGTAGATAGCTCAAAACCAGCTAGCGAAAAGCGCGAAGCTA